TTAACCTATCTTACTATATATATATTAAGTAGGCTTTATAATATTAACCTTGACCTCATTGATAGCTTGACCTTGAGTGGTCGTATCTACCCTTTCAGTTAGGTTGTTTAATCTCTGAGTTATGGAGGCATTGTACTGTCCAACCATACCACCAGTTACTTGATCATTTGTTCTTGCTCTCTTAATGCGTGAACAGACACGGATATATTCAGAATATCTATTATCCTTATTTTCGAAATAATCAGTTAAATCAGGATTATCAGTATCAAATTTAGTATCAGGGTGTTCACATACAAATTCATAAAAACCATCAAGAGTTAATGGACATTCATGAGGCACAGGCACTAAGTTACCAATTTTATCTAATTGATAGATAAGTCTTGGATTGTTTTTTGTGTGCTTAACATATCCAATCCATAGCTCCCACATTTTCTCAGGTGTTTCTATTTATTTATGCTTTGCCATTGTAATAGTGTTTAAATATTAACATCTTGAATGTAGTAATATCCATAATAGTAAAGCTCCCTGTGTTTACAGTAAAGTCAAAGGGTAGGTCTAATTTTCTCCCTGGACATTTTATACTTGGAGCTGTTATATTACTACAAGCCATCTGTATCAGGTTTCTTCTTACGTTTCTTTTTAGGCTTAGGAGCGTTCTCAGCTGGGATAGGTGGCTCAACTGCCTCATATTTGATAACTGTAGGCACTTCCTCGAATATATACCCAAGTCCAATAGACTGATAGTATGCTATCTTATTCATATCAATCTTAGCCACCACAATAGAACGTTGTCCTAAGATGCGATCATATACTCTGACAGTTTTGTCAATGTATTCTGTTTTAATTTTAAAATTGCTCATATTCTTTAACTATTATAAATACTAAATATAGTGCTAAGGTAATGCTTGATAACTTAAATAGCAAATATGTGTTTTCATTCCACAGTGCCATTACTACTCCAAAGGCCATTATGTAAGTCATTAAGCCTAAAAAATTAGCATTCCTCATACCTATATTGTATTTGATTAATATTTTCTTTAATTTCTTTAATCAGGAAGTAGGCAGATGTACTGTTAATGTTAAAATACTTAGCGAGTGCAGTCTGAGTTGAGTGCCCTTTGTCATAATATGCCTCAAATACTATCTTTTTTATCCTGTCTTTTTGTTCTGTTCTATATATTTCAACAAGAGCCTTTTTAAAGTTGTACCTATCTTCTATCTCAATCTTGTGCTCAAGGTCTGTAGGGTCATCAATGACATCCATTGTGTACTCTTGAGACCTGTACAAATCTTGTTTCTTAGTCTTAGAGCCTTGAGTCCAGATAAGATCACACTTAATAGTGTTGAGTAGATAGCTCTTAGCCTTATCCTCTGTCATATCTTGAGCATTGAGTCCTGCACAGTGTAAGTAAGCATTGTTAATAACTGCATCTGCATCTATTGAGGTTGGTATATTGAGCACATCTAAGAAATGTCGAGTGTACTTGAGCACCTCAAGGTAGTTACGAGAGAGATATCTATCCAAGTGCTCCTTCATACCATTGAGTGAAGTCTTTGAGCCATACCTTCCTGCGTACTGAGGCACAGAAACACTCCTTATCTCTTTGTCCTGTAACTCTGTTCTTAACTTGTTGTAGTTGTATAAGGCTTCTCTTAGTGAGCACCTTCTCCTCAGGTTGATTGAGGATATTATCTATGAGTTGTATATCAGTTTGTTCAAGCATACAGCTGTGAGTGATGTGGCACAAGCCACAGTGAATGATTGTGAGTAGGCCCAAGCCCCCCAGAAGCTGAGACACTTCCAGCAGCCAAGTGAAGTATGTAGCCAATCTGGGAGGTTGAGCTTGTTATCTATATAGTTCTGTAATGGTTCAAAGTGAGTGAACCACCAGGAGATTACTAATGGAGTTAAATATCCTATCATGGTGCTAAGATAATAAAAGTTATTAACATGACAAAGGGGAGCTGTTATACTCCCCTGTTGGCTGCCGAGCCTCAGTTGTTAATCTTATCAAGTATTGATTGAGGGGTGTGGTACTGCCCTTCAATGTAGATCATTATTCTTACTAAGTAGTTCATTTCATCAAGTATTTAAACACCTTATCATAGAACTTACCTGTGACCTCATTGCCATGCATGAACCTGTACATCTGGAATTTATCCACACCAACATCCTCTGCAAGGTGAACAACTTTATATCTCCTTGATAGCTTATCAAACAGCTCAGCTCTAATTGAGTCAGTGAGTGTTTCACCATCTTTGATGTACACAGTCTTAGAACGGGAGGTCATCATCATCATTGTTTGTTGTTTGAGCCGCTTGACCTATGATTTGCACCTTCCATGCATCAAGAGTATTGTAATACCTCCCATTGAACTCTCTACCTCTCACATTGTATGATACTTCCACTTGCTGACCTACACCCAATGACTCTAATACAGCCATCTTATCGTTGACTGTTTGGAATAGTATATCCTGTGGATACTTGGCATCCGGTGTTGTTACCACAAACTCTCTTACTGAGAATTTATCATTGATTACCTTGATTGGGTTAATGAGCTTGATAGCTCCTTTGATTGTTGAATCTGACATTGTTATTGTATTATATTACTCTCTCAGGGAACGCTATCTCTGGAGTAGTTTGGTTTATAATCTCATCAGCTACTATGTTAGCATAAGCAACTGCAATCTCATGGTCTGAGCTGTATATTTGATGCTCAATGTCCATACCGTTTCTAATTTGTTCCATTCTTACAGGATTTGTAAGGAATGCAGCCACTAACTGAGTGACTATTTGTGTTCTTGTTTCCATTATTTATTATTTAATTCATTTACATATTGAGCATAATATTCAGAGCATGCTATTAATCTCTCTTTTATCTGTTCCTCAATGGCTAAGTCTCTCTCATATCTTAACACAGTCACCCTATGGTGTGCAGGTATGTGCTTGACCTTATGAATTGATTTGTTATCCCAATCAGTGAGCAGAGTATCATCTGTATCATACATGGTGTACACTAACTCAAATGATGGCCTATCATACAGCCACATGTATGCTCTACCTTGCCACTCATAATCTGAGTTTTCACCTTCCGATGGTGTTGCCGGGAAGGTTTCTAAGGACCAGGAGCTCTTGATGTCAATGATCACCTCATCCATGAGTATATCACAACACCCTGACATGAGCTCATTAGTTACTCTGATTGTGTTCTTACTGTACTTCTTAGTGAAACGAACATCATTGAGTAAGTCAATACCATCCTGCTCCCAATCAGTACCTTTGATCATTGGCTTAGTCTTAATATCTGAGCTGTATCCGTAAAAGTCCTGCTTAGCAATCTTACGTATCTCAGACTTAGCAGTCTCAGACAAGAGCTCAGACTTACTCCTGGAGTTAGTCATGAGCTTACCTAATTGTGATGGCCTCCATTTCATAGTTGTGCCTCCTGTTCTTTGGTTAAATAAAACTTAGCTTTCAATTCCTCAACTGTGAACTCATTAGCCTTAATCTTAGCAAGAGCATTATTGAAACGTTCAGTTGACAATGACTCTTTTTTAGTCTCAGTTGGTGTCTCCTTAGATGCCTGTTGACCATCATCATCCACTGCCTGCAATGAGAGAGCACTTTGAAGGGTGTACCTACGATAGTAGGTTATGGCAGACCCCATCTGTTGAGGTGTGATACCTTGAGGTAAGTCCATACATGACTCGAGCATTGCACCTGAGTCAATATCTACTATCTGAGTGCATACACTATTACCTTGAATAGGTTGGATAAGTAGCAAGCCATTCTCTAAGAGTACAGGCTCAACAGTGCTAAGGATAGCATTAAGGTCAGCGTACTTTGAGTGATGACTCATAGCGTTCTTAGTTACCTTACCAATGGCTAACTTTGCCCTGTGTAGTTTTTGATGTAGAGTGAGTGTGTTACTCAACTCATTCAGCTCCTTGATTTTCTCAGTAGCTGTTTTAATTTCTTTTTCCATACTGTTTTTATTTATTGCATCAAAGTTAATAAAAGATTGCATAAGTACAAAATAAAGTTATTAACATTTGTATGTTAATTCCTTACCTGTGAGTGCAAAGTACAGGTTTTCAAGTTGATGAACGTAATCAATATCTTTATACCAATCACCATATTCACAAAAATAAAAGTGACAGTATACACCATCCTCTATATCCACATCATAGCCATTATTTTGGTACATATCCTCAAACTCATTGTATTTAAACCCTAACTTAATCAGCCACTCTTTACTTATCTCCATTGCTTGATAGAAGTCATCAAGCTCATCATCTAATAAATTGCTAAGGTCTTCTAAATTAATGAGGTCACTCTTATAAGTGCCATCTCCCATCTCTACTTTGTAGGTGTTACCTAATCTAATCTCATGTGAGTCTAATGTCATAATCTAATCTATTTCGTTATTTATACCCTTCACAGGGTGTTTATATTTCTTTCTAAGATGTTTCAACTTTACTTTGAACTTTGGCATTTTTAGTTTGATTCTCATATCCCTAATGTAAATTGTTCATACCACTCAACAAACTCATCAAATGTTCTCACAATGATATACACACCTCCTGCCCTTTCAATGGAGGCTTGATATTCCTTTTGCACATCTGACTGTCTATCCTTACCATACTTAATCTCAATCTTAACTGACCTCCCTCTGATCGTGGCAGAAATATCTGCAGTTCCTTTGGTTGACTGTCCGGGTGTCCATTTTCCCGGTAACTGTTTTGTGTGTGCCATGATGCCAGAGCCAACCTGTATCTTTGCTCCTTCCCTGTACTGACCTTGTGAGCTTATTCTCTCAGCTTGACCGCCCATGAACTGTATCCATGCAATGACACACTTTGTCAAAGCATTGGCTGAGTTATCTGTCCAATCTGTCTTTGGTATGTATGCCTCTGGCATGTTAGGATACTTCTGTTTCAACTGCTCCATCATAAGAGCATTGAGTTTGTCTTTGTTAATTCGTTTCATATAAATAAATTTAATTGATTAGTATGATTAGTTATTCTCTGCATAGCTTTATCAAAGTACTCCTTATCCAGTTCACAGGCTGTCAAGTCAAAGCCGTAGTCATGGCAGGCAATTGCTATTGAGCCACTGCCTAAGTGAGTGTCAAGTATCTTGTTACCTTGTTGAGCATATTTGTCAAGAAGCCATTTGTAAAGTGCTACGGGTTTTTGGGTTGGGTGTATTCTAATTTCCTTATCTTTCATATTCTGCTGTAACATACCAGCCCACCTATATTTATACCTTCTTACTGCTGTTTTAAAAGAAGCCCAAGCTAATTCACAATCAGCAGATGTATATTCCCCATTTTCCTTATCCCATACAATCCAACAGCTACTATCATAGGGCATATTACTAATGAAATGATTTGCACCCCAAACGATTTGATTTTTAGACACCCTGATTAGTTCATTAAAATAGGATTTATCTGGAGCTTCTTCATCCCCAAAAGGTTTGTATTCCTTTTGCTTACAAACGCCATCCTTACCTCTTTTATATTTCTTGCCCCCATCCATTCCAATCCCATAAGGCGGGTCAACAATAGCCAAATCAAAGTAATTATCTGGATAGCGTGCCATTAGCTTCATGTTATCTTCATTGGTTATTGTCAGCATTCTCTATCTTTTTAATATATTTATTAATTGTCTGCCTTGATACTCCCAATATCTCAGCTACACTTGACTGATTAAGGTCTTTATTTTGAGTATAAAGAGACTTAAATTTATCAAATGAGTTCATGCTTTGGTCTGCCTTAATAATATACTTCATATCCTTTTTATCCTGTGATTCAATCTTAACTTTTTTACTCATGTTAATAAAGTAGTCAGACAGTTTCTCAGCTTTCAACATAGCATCTGCACCTATCAAACTATAAGA